CAAAGAAAGTTTATGGATAGCGCGGCGTCGGGACGCCAGAATCATCAGCCTGTACCCGATCTTACCTGATTCTTGACCGCACTATCACTAGGCCCGACTTTCTCGTCAGAAAGCCGGTGCCTCCACATACTCGGGATTATTCCACCCAGTGGTATCCCCGATAGTGGAGGTCATTCCGGTTCCGCGACGAACGTGAATGTTGCGGAGCCTTTTGTTTTCGTACTGACCAGACTGTTGCGTGTAGACTGTCGCCGTCACGTCAATTCCGATCAAATCATCCGGCTCAACTTCATTCATGCGATCTTCTGGAATTTCCAGAGATTTGTAGAGTCGCTTGAGCCACTTCGCAGAAGTTGCATCCTTGTCCGGGTCACCCGAATCAGGAATGTTCTGCCAGGTTTCGAGAGTTTCCTTGGTTTCCTCGTCCGTGAATTCCAGAACGAGCCCGTGGTTACCCTTCTGAGAAACAGTATCCTCAGCAGAAGTGATGGTGAGATTCCTTTCCCCATCGGGAATCCCGAAGGTTTCATCAATCGACTCAGCATCGTAGTTTCCGAACAATCCCATGATCTTTTCCTTACTCTGTTACTGGTGTTCCCTCGAAGTTTTCTTCAAGGAGAGCTTTTTCTAGTTCATCATCTGTCATTTCGATGACCTTTTCCTGTTTTTCACCTACCCATTTCACTAATCTTGCCTTTAGTGTGTCATAGTCCACTTCGGGCTGTAAGCCACCAATTCTTGTTTTGGCGACAATTGTAGTTGACGGATGGACTTGGAATACTCGCTTTGAGTCTTTCTTTGTCGCATCACCTTCCCTTCGTACTTCCTTGATGGATAGATACGTGACCAGATGAACTGCCTCACGTAATCGTGCGCCGAGTTTGGGATTGAACAGTGGGGAAATCGTTAGAATATTCCTGCTGTCTTTGTCCTGTCGCTCATGCGCCACTAGAATGACATGAACATCACCTAGTAGAAATAGTTGGTTAGCATATTTCACCCCTCGGCTTTTGCTAGTATTATAATCCGGCTGAGTAGCAGTATCAGGATCTTTGTTGTCGTCTTTCTTCGCCCGTTCCGAGACGATCATACTCAAATCATTATCAACGATGGTGGAGTACTCATCCACAATTACGCATCCAACAGTTCCAAATGATCCAGCTTTTCGCTGAATAAGATTAGCTACACCCTCCAGGGTAGTAATTAATCCTATCTGGATTCGGTTGACTCTGGTTTTGAGTTCGGGATGGTTATCGAGAGAAACCCAACCGTTCCCGGAGTCGAGGTAGAGGATCGTCTTGTTGTGGCTAGTGATCGCTTGAGCAATCGCAATTGCCTGGACAGTTTTCCCCACGCCGGAAGCGCCGTAGAATAATGCTTTGAACGCCCTGCCATGCTGATAATTCTCCAAGTCCTCTAGGTTTTGTTCCAGCATTGCCAGCCATTGTGCAGTGCTGGGAGCTTTTCCACTTGATGATGATGATGGTGATGATGCAGTGGTCATGTTGCTGGTACCTCGATTTCTTTCATCACGTCCACTTCTACTGATTCACGAATCTTGTAGTCGTGGAGCAAAAGATTATCCCTACCCCATCCATTCAAATCATTGATGCAAATGTCCTTGAAAGAACACGACTGGCAGACCATCTTGTTAGCTACTCTGGTTATACTATTCTCCCAATCATCTAGGCCCATATCCCTGAGTTCAATGATCCTGTCAGCAGCAATGAAATGTTCCTTCATTGTAGTTTTGATTCTTGTATTAGTCGGTTTGAACGGAGTTCTGAGAAATCTCTTGCCAGGATCAGCTAGGTTTTCTTTGGTGTCACGGTAACGAATCTCGTTGTACTCAAGTCTGGCGACAGGAATTCTTTCCATGCGCAGAGCTGCCATGTACTTCACCAGCTGAGGATTAAGATCCACTGCCTCAGGATTAAAGAAGTCATATGTCGTCTTGTGATCAACAGCTACAATTCCTACATTCGGCTCCCGCTTGATCAGGTCAACAACGACAGTTATTACATTACCGTTGCCGACCGGAACGCGAACCTTATACTCAGTAGCCAGAACTTCAATTTGGCTATCAACATCGCACCAGTAATCGAAGTATTCAGCAAGTAGTAGCTCAACTTCTGCATCCATCTTCGACTTCTCATAAGTCTCCATCTCCTTGCCAGCATTTTCAGCCTCAGTGAAACCATCAGAACAGGCATCACCAAAATCTTTGTTGTTCTTCAAGGCTGTGTAATAAGCTGACAAGCCTGCATGGACACAAATTCCACGGTATGCTGCCTCAGAGATTATTACCCCTGTAAGTTTCATACCGTACCCGTAAAAATGACGACGCTCGCAGAGATTAAAGCTTTCTATCTCGCTGTGCGATGATTTTGCCACGCTGCTTACTCCTTTTCCTTGCAAGATCAGCCTGTCGCCACTGACTCCGAGCTAATATCATGAGATAATAACCCATAGCTTCGTGGTATTCTTCTGTTCCGTAGCCAAGATCAGCAATAGTTTTCTCAATCTCTGTTAATTTATCTGCCATTAGTATTTACTTCTTTTCCGGCCATAGCTCATCGCTACGTTTAATACCAAGAGATATTAATTCGTCAGAGTTAGTGCCTTTTGGTGCCATAAACATTATATGGGATACTTCTTCTACAGAGCTTTCAGGATCACTAGCACTACTCGGCATAGTACCTAGCAGATGTTTGTGCTCAGTAGTTCCTTTGTGTCCATACCAAAGTTCACATAAGTCACCTGGACATAATGGATTAACTAATGTGCAGTCACTATATTTTTTATTCATTAGTTCAGCACCGCACTTTCAGCTCGGATTTTATCTAGAACCATTTTATGTCCCTCTAGTGCTTGTTTCTCTGTACTGTGTCGCATCATGAACATATCCCATCTGCCACCATCACTGAATGCCATTGTCTCAAATATTTCTATCGGAGACTCATGAAAATGGAGTGAATAGTCCAACCCTAACCAGACCGTAGACACTCGAACAACTTTACCATCTTTATCAGTAGCAGTATCATGTGCTACTTTCCTGTAGTCATTGCTAGATAACAGCGCATTACATTCTTCTGCTGTTATCTTTTTACCTGAGCGATCATAATAATCAACAGACATTACATTTCCTCCCTCTGTGTGTTGTCCATTCAGGTTAGCATATGCTATACCGTGTGTCAAGCCCCACTTATTCCTAATGATTATTAAGAGATTAATTCTAGACCCTCCTGCATGACACCAACTAATGTTTCTCGGTACATGTCAGCTTCCTCATGTCTGGAGTGCCTGGAAGCATCACGAATCTTCTTCCACATCGCATCAGAAAATCTCATCGCATCCTCCGTAACAGTGATGTTTCCTTGGTGTTTGTGGCAGTAAAAATCTTTATTAGGAAGCCAAATTTCTCCATCTGGAGGTCTAACACTCCCATAATATGAATCGTTGATGATGTGCCAACGTTCGTGGCATACCTGACAGACTCGATGAAGATTAGTAACTTCATTTGACAAGACGGATTTATCTGGGCCATGATGGACGGATTCAACTGGATTTCCAGCACACCCGATGATCGGAACAATTCCTCCCCCGGCATAACGCAATCCTTTCCACTCACAAATCATTCCTGGTATCAATGGCTTAACAATTTTCGCACGCGCTCTCCCTGTCGCCAACACATTCTCCATGTCGGATCCAGTTTTCATAGGAGCACCAAGTTTCTTCCACTTGCCACGTAATGAATTAGCTTTATCAGAATCACTACTGTTAACGTGCGTCGCAGAAATTTCTTGGGCGACAGGTGGCAGGATTTCTTCTACGCCAGCATTAGACGGTTTGATTAATTCTTCCCTAGGCTTTCTCGGTCGGCCGATGGGATTTTTAGGTGATGAAGAAGCGAGGTTCAAGCCCATAGTAGATTCATCTGGACAACAACAAAGCCCGGTGTTATTCCCAACCACCGGGCTCTCGCAAAATCTATGTAAATCTACTTCACAATAAATGCAGGACATAATTGTTCCCGTCATAATTGACAGCCCGGTCGCGAGGGTAGGTCAGTAACGCAATCCCCTTGATCATCTGACCTACCCCCGAACCTCTAGTCCGTACCGGCGAACATGATTCTCGCAGCTCAGCGGCAGTACGGTGGCCCTGTGATTCCTATGTTACGTCGTGTTGTCAGAGAGTGCAATAGATTTTTCGATTAAATGTTGGGCCAAGAGATAATTTCCTGACCCAACACTCATCGGCCCCCGACAACCGACGTAGCGGCCTCTCAGGTCCACGCTGCCGCACGTGACCTACTCCGTGGGGAGTGGTGGCAGATCGCTGGTCGGGTCAGTCTCCGGCTCTGCTGGCGGCTCCTCTGGGGGTCCAGCTCCCTCGGGAGGCTGGGAATCATCGGGCTGGTCCCGGTCAGGAATTACGTCCCCAGCAACATCTTCTGGAACATAATCCATATCTTCGATGGGAACAGAAACCGCACCAGCAGTTGTTGGAGTCGTGGAATTTGCTTGGATGACAAGTTGTGTCCGAAGATCAGAAAGATCCCGATCTTCTAGCGTGAGATCTTCTCCGAAATGATTGCTCGGCGGCACATAACCCTGCGCAGGAAGAACATC